TCTTGGTACATTACAACAGATGTGCCGAATGGTATGAAACATTTCGAAAGAACTCCATTGACTACTAAAATGGAAGGTGATTTCGATACTGGAAATGTTAGATATAAAGCTAGAGAAAGATACGTTTTTGGCGTATCAGATCCTAGAGGAATATTTGGCGTTGAAGGTGCTTAATACTTAAACTTTATTGTGGCGGGACATAGTTCCGCCACAATCTTAAATTAGAAAGAAAAAACCATGAAAAAATTCCTAGTACAGATATGGGCTTACGATCATCACTCTAAATTTGAGGTTTTAGCTGAGGATAATGCTGAATCTATTGAGAAATCTATCCTTGACAAGATAGGAGAAAAGTCTATAAAGTGGGAATCAACAGGGATGTTTCCGGATGTCCCTCGAAGAATAACCTATGAGGAGGTTATCCATGATACAAGACCTGTACAAACAAAAAAGGTTCTTGGAGTTGAGGTGGCAGTCTGAGTATGAGCAAAGTGGTAAATATACTTTGGACATGCTCAAAATTGATAATGTTATTAAAGATATTATTAATGAGATTAAGGCTGAAGAGTCTAAAATTGCTGATAGAGAAAATAAAATCAGGAATTCTGCCCCCCAAGTTTCTGTGGCAACTTAATTAAACGCCACATCGCCGAAATCGTATATTTCCTATAGGATCTCTTGCACTCTTTACAAATTTCAGATATAAATAAATCACTATACATAAATTAATAACTTTGAATAGCGACGTGAGTATAGCGCGTAACGGCCTAGAGACTCTATTCATACAAACTAGGAGAATATATCATGGCAACAACTCTATTTAGAGGACCAGTTCTGCAAGGAAAATTTAACGAAGCAGGTTTATCTGGATATAATCTAACAAAAAAAACATCAGCTTACTCAGTATTAATTGGGGATAGTGGTACAACTTTAGTATCACCATCTGATAGCATCACTTTTACACTGCCAACAGTTGCAGATAATGATGGCTCTTTATTTACATTTGTAAATACAGGTCAAGATGGTACTAATGGAATAGTAGTAACTGGCGCAGCAGGCGAGTATATTATTTACAAAGGAGTGGTTAACCAAATCACTTTAACAAATACTAAAGCAACGTCTAAAGTAGGCGACTATGTTAAAATTGCTGGGGATAAAACAGGTAATTGGTGGGCTGTTGTAGACATCCAAGGTGTTTGGGCATAATAACTAATAATTAAAGTGCTCCTTCGGGAGCACTTTTTAAGGAGATAAAATTATGGGGACAAATTTATCTGATGTTAAAGCTTCAATAGAGCTAACGATACTTTAAATTTTAATTTTGGTGGTAATGGAGTTAAATTTGCCACTGCAGCTTATGTAACATTAGCAAATATTGATTCATGCACCATTTATTATGGATAGGAGATTAGATGGTAAATACAACATCTGGCTCTTATGTTTTTGATAAGAACCTTGGTATAGATGAAATTATTGAAGATGCGTACGAACGTATTGGTCTTCAGGGTGTTTCTGGTTATCAATTAAAAACAGCAAAACGATCTTTAAATATTTTATTTTCTGAATGGGGTAATAGAGGACTTCATTTTTGGGAAGTAAAAAATCAAAATGTCAAATTAGTCGAAAATCAATCAGCTTATACTTTTTATCGTTCACCAGCAGATGGCGCGTCTGAAGGTATTCCCACTACATTATCAGCAGGAATAAATGCAAGTGTCACCACAATTGGTGTTGCTTCAGTAACAGGCATGCCGACAACTGGCGGAATTATAACCATTAATAGTGAACAAATTAGATATACAGGAATATCAACTTTAGACTTAACGGGATGTACAAGAGGAGTAAACGGCAGCACGGCCGCTACTCATAGTTCCGGAGATACTGTTACACAATTTCCAAATGGAATGACAGATATTCAGGAAGCTAATTATAGAGTGGTTTCAACAACTGTTGATACTCCAATGACAAAAATTAGTAGATCTCAGTATCAAGGATTTTCAAATAAAACAGCTACAGGTTTACCTACTCAGTACTGGGTACAAAGATTTATAGATAAAGTTACAATGACTATATATTTAACTCCTGGCGCAGCACAGGACGGAAACCTAATTAATTTTTATTACACAAAACGAATTGAAGATGTTGGCGCTTTTACAAATGCAGCTGATGTTCCATATAGATATGTACCTTCTATGGTAGCTGGACTATCCTATTATTTAGCAACTAAATATGCACCACAAAGAACACAAGAATTAAAATTATTATATGAAGATGAATTATTAAGAGCTGAAAAAGAGGATGGTTCTTCTAATTCTACTTATATAGCACCCAAAATTTACTATCCAGGAGCATAATGACTACATTTTCACAGGGCAAATATGCATTAGCAATATCAGATAGATCAGGTATGGCCTTTCCATATAATGAAATGGTAAAAGAATGGAACGGCGCATTTGTCCATATATCAGAGTACGAACCTAAACAACCACAACTTCAACCCAAACCAACAAGTGCAGATCCACAGGCATTGCAAACAGCAAGACCTGCAAGAACAGAATTTGGAAGCCAGGATTTTTTACCTTTAAATCCTTTTACAACTTCATCTGATACAACTTTGACTGTTTCATTTGAAAATAATCAGCTACAAGTTAATGATGTTTTAAGGTTTACTTCTGTTAAAGAACCTGTTGGTGGGGTTTCAGTTGCACAGCTACAATTACAAACTACCTTGAATGGAGATATTACGGCTAGTGCTACAACAATTACTTTAACCGATGGATCTAATTTTCCTACATCAGGATCCATTATGATTAAAAAAATTGATAGTTCTACCGGATTGTATGCAAATGAAATTATTACATACACTGGAAGATCATCCAATGATCTAACCGGATGTACGAGGGGAACTTCCGCCGTTTATCGGGGATATACTCCTCCATCAACAACGGCTGGATCTCATGATTCCGGAGCCACGATTTATGGATCTTTTAAAGTTGTTTCTTTAGTCGGAACAGATAGTTTTACAGTAACATTACCTAGTGCTGCAACAGGTACTGAAAAAGGTGGAGGATTTAATTGTGTTATTAGTCCTCTTAATGTAGAGAGTTTATAATGGCAGGATTTACTTATTCAAGTTTAGTTGATGATATCAGAAGCTATACCGAAGTTGACAGTTCGGTTTTAAGTGCTGCTATTATTAATAGATTTATTGAAGATGCAGAATTTAGAATTTTTTATGATGTTCCACTTGATGCATATAGATATGTGACAGAAGGAACGTTAGCAGCTGATGACAATACCATAAATGCACGTGGTAAAGGAAGTAAAGGAGCAACAGGTACTGTTTTTGTAAGAGGAGTAGAGGTATTTAATTCTACAACCAATACCGAGGGAGCCGGGAGCTGGCTGGAAAAGAAGGACCAGACCTATTTAAGCGAATATACGGATAGATTAACAGGTACTAAAGGCGATCAAACAGCTCAGGACGTTACAGGATTTCCTAAATATTATGCGATGTTTGGAGGAGCAACTGGAACCTCAGACACTACTTCTGGAGGGATGTATATAGCTCCAACTCCAGATTCTAATTATTATTTTAGGGTGTATTATGATATGGTTCCTAGTAGTTTAGTGACTGAAACATCGGGGACTTATGTAAGTCAGTATTTTCCGAGTGGACTTTTATATGCCTGTCTGGTAGAAGCATATGGATATTTAAAAGGTCCGCAGGACATGTTGACATTATACGAGAATAAATATAAACAAGAAGTACAAAAATTTGCAGGAGTGCAAATTGGAAGACGAAGACGAGATGACTATACTAGTGGAACAGTTAGAATACCAGTTAAGTCTACGTCTCCGTAAATAGGAGAAAAATATGGCAATAACATCGTGTTTAACAAATACTTTTAAAGAAGAGCTT